TTGAGGACGTTATCGAAGTCACCGAGAACGAGGAGGTCATTAAACAGGAACCTATTCTCTCGGAAGAGGATGCCAATCTCTCGGCGAGGCGCCGCGCACATCACGGAAGCACCCGCAGAAGACGCCATCGTGACCGTATTATTGGTGAAGACGGCGCTGATGAGGATAGTCACACCGCCGAAGCAACTATAGACCAGCTTGATTTTGTTGGTGAATTGAATGGCACAGCCGCTTCATCAGCTTCTGAACATGAAAATGATACTAGTTCATTAAATAACGGCAGCAGCGGCAGTGGTATATCATTTGGTGAGAACGAAGTGCGAACGTTTGAAACGGATGCAAGCGAGAGAAAGAATGAGTATATGACACATGACGCGGACGCGGATGCCGACGACGATGATGACGACGGTAGCGGACGTTTGAATATTGGCGGGGATATTCGTTTAGATACTCTGGATATTCATACGCTGAACGATATACACGAACTAAATGCGCCACCGCTGTTAGATGATATCGAAGTACTGGCGTAATAGACCACATTTCGTTTTATATATTCAAAGTGAAATTCCTACTATTGATGAAGCGCACTCGAATTGCCCAGTTGCATTTACCTATACGAATGACCAAATTTATAAGATGTTATGCAAGTTTAGGAATATCCAAATTCAACAAGAGCATATTTTCCCATATAAAATACCAGATTACAAACAATATCGGTATGTAAAAGAAGATTGGTTCGAACACATGACTGATAATATATTTAAGGGCTTGGAGCAGAAACTAGGGTGGCATTTGTGTATAACTTGTCAAAAATAATACACACATCTGTATATAGTAACTACATACAGTTATGAGTGAAGAAGAAAGCGAAGAAGAGAAGAAATGGTACAATAATGTATTCGTCATCGATTTACTGATTTTTATTTTTTCATTTGCATTTTTAGCAATCGCAGGTGGTATTATGTATGTTTGTTATCCACCGGTCATGATGGCATTTCAGACATAATAAAACGTGTGTAACCGCGTATAAAAATCAATAAATAATTGAATTTGTATGTATATACGTCTATTCAGAATTATATACAATCATAAGTAAGCATTCATGACTAACTCGACAAAATTAGCGGTCATCGGCGTGGTTGTCGCTGTCGTATATTTTTTATTGAAATTCATAGAAATGCGGTTTGTTGAACCAGATAATCAAAAACCGGTGAAGGTCCTTGTTCGCGATTCCATCGTAGTCTGTATATCTGCAGTATTGGCGGTTTTTATATTGAACCAGTTTGAGAATATTAGCGGTGGTGCTGGTGCTGGTGCTGGTGCTGGCATCGGCGGCGGTAGCAGCACGCCAGCGGTATTTGTAGATACACCAGGATTTTAATCAATATGTAGGTGTTCTGCTTCACTCTCCGCTGAACCATCAGAAGACACATCTGGTTCTGGTTCCGGCGCCTGTTCCGGCGCCTGTTCCAGTTCCGAAACGGGTATCGGCACATTCTCCGGTTCGGCGGACGTTTGAATACCATTCGCATAATAATGTTTTCCAACTTGGTTTAGATTGGATAACATCAACCACCATGCTTGCATATAAGAATGCTCGACGTATTTCAGGTCAGGAGACCATTTATCGCAAAACCGGCGAACATACGGTGCAGCAACGGCGTTTTTATGCTGAGGCATCGACGGAAAGAGGTGATGTTCGATTTGAAAATTAAGATAACCCATAATCCATGTGACAAGCGCGGATTTTGTAGATATATTCACGGTATGGTCTAGTGCATATTCAAACCAAAGGAGATGTCTATTTTCTGGAATGACGCCGGTGTATGTATGCGATAGAGAGAAGTGGCCGAACAGGTATACAAAATTCCAGAAATTTGCGACCATAAGAAGGAAATAGGAATACAGCAAACCATAATCTCCATAATTGAAAAATATCAAAGGAATGACAATATGCGATGCTGACATACATACGACTTCTAACCCGGTTTCCATATGAACTTCTCTCGTTTTGGCAGAGCATAAACGATGAAACACCTTTCTTGGATGAAGATAGTATGTCCAAAACAAATGAACGAATAATCCATTTACGATAGGCAAAAATGTCCACGCTTGAAAGCGCATCCACCAACGACTCATAAAACGTGAGGCCGTTTTCCCATTCGTATTCTCCTCAAATGCGGTATTGAAAAATGCTACAAGCGGTGTTGTATCCAAGTCAATATCGTGCTTTACTTTCTGCGGTGTTGCGTGATGTTTTTGATGCATAGAATTCCAGACGGATGAACTAACGCCGCCACCAAATCCCATCGTGAATGTTTGAATCGCACGGTCGACCGTACGGATGCCGGTAAAACTGAGATGGCCACATTCGTGCTGAACCCACCCACAGCGGGTCTTAAACACGATGAACGAGAGAAGAGATGCGTATATGTTATAAGAAGCCAGCCACGTTCCTAGACTGAAATAAAAGGAGAGCTCCAATAACCTAAAATAAACATGGATATAATCGGGTTCAAAACATCCCTGGTTGACGAGATTAGTCCGCATCTCTCGGAAATCTGCCGTCATTTCTTGCTGGCACGCAGTCAATTGGACATTTGGTGCGAGGTACGACGGATCGGATTCAGGACCGTCGTTATAACGAGGTAATGACCTTAGTACACTTTTTGCCTTAGATGACCTATGATGAAACTCACGGAATATCTCGGTCGCGTCTGTTGTATTTTTTGCGTAATTTATAATGTTTCCACCTGGATGCTTGAATTCGGTGATGTCGTATGTCGTACCGTTGATGGTGATGGTGTCGCGAGTACTGTTCATTATATATACACAATAACAATATATATACAATACCAATATATTATAACCGATTGTATGTTTATATTATATACATAACATTATATCATAGGATATATAATGAATATAGCATCTGTAGTAAACATAATAAACACAAACACGACAATAATAATTAATAATATCAATCATATATAGCAATCATAATGTGTAAAATAAGTTTAGCTTCCTATGAAAAATTAAGTTCGTCGTCTGATAAACTACGAATGCGTCCCGACTTCCACGTGAAGGCCTCACCACAAATTTTTCCATCGTATAATATGCGTGCCGCGCATAAAAATACCACAGTAACTAATTCACACTCGAATATTATAAGTAAACACGAATATACAGGACCAGAACATTATATGACGACATACAATAAAACAACTCAATCGAACATAACCGATGATACGAAATACGAAACAACTCTAGTTGATTTTAAATTCATTAAGGATGACTCCGGATTAAACGAACTTACCCGCGTGTTTGTTGATAAAATAATGACAAAATACGCAGGCCAAACCGCGATAAGGCGTTCCTTTCAGATGTTGAATATAACCGGAACTGGCGTTATTAGCCAGAGCGATTTTACAGCGTCATTACATATGCTTGGTATTTGGATTTATACAACAGCCGATTTTAATTTATTTTATAAAAAAATGGCCGGTGGCATAGATAAAATGATTACATATATGTCGTTTAAGGCGTTTATTGAAGAACAAGCCGAGTTTACACGTTGTTGCGAACTGTAATATCCGACAATTTACAATACTAATTTTGTATAAACATTTGATAAAATTGATATCATATGTTTATATTTTACGGTGGGGTCATCATCGTTCGTTCATCGTTCATCGTCCTTCGTTCATTCGCTGTAATGTCTGCCTCTGCTGATATCGCTACCGTCGCCCCTGAATCCGTTTCCGTTACTGTACCCGTCGAACGCGCGCCCGGATACTGGCCTCTCACACTTGATGAAGTGACATATTGTGACCTCTCGTATTTGAATGACAATCATTCCGCGGATATGATAAGAGATGGAATGCGTGCAATCGTTCGTGTCGGCGAAATGCCCAATATCAAAACCAAGGAAATCAACGTATGGAAATATCTCTCTGAGTATAGCCCGCCCGACAACCGCGGCTTCATGTTCAGCGGCGGTGATGACAATATTGTCACGCTGGTTCAGAATCAAATGGAGACCGGTCATTCTGGATGTTCTATGGGTTGGACCATGCGTAATATCGAGTTCATCGCAAAGAATGGACTTCCTGAACACCGAACGCGGATTTTGAATAGCCGCCGTGAATCGTCATCGCCATATTCATAATCGCGATCATCGTTATTACTTACTTATACCTTCAGAATAACACGGTAATGTATCTACATTTATAATAATCTGTGTATTCTTGCCATCTTTCAGGAACTTCGCAGCTAATGCTGCATGCTTCTTGTATTTTTTTAATGTGATTTTATAGTCATCAAAAATTGCGTTATGAATCTCGTTGGCGGGAATATGATTATGAACCGACCTTGAAATCATCTTATACAGCTTAAAATCCGGATATCTCTCCTCGCCACTCGATTTATACAGGACATTACGCCCTTTGTCGTCCATCGTCCATTTTACGATCATTTTAATAATAGGGTCAGATTTACAGAGCTTCTCTACCTTGTTTATGTCATAAATAAAATAATCAAAAAGAGCACATGCAAAACGGCACAAATCAAAACTGTAATTCGGCTCTACAGCAGGCTTATCTGGATTATAATATGGCGGGAAATTGTATTGCGTAGCTGCATCACCTTTGGGGTGGAAACTGTCGCTGCATATAAGCTCACCGCGGAATTTATATATCGCACGACCGAAATCGATGATTTTAAAAATGCGTCCATATGTGGGGACCTTGTAATATTGACCCTCGTATAAATAATAAATGAACTCTTCGGTGGTTTCAATAAACATAATATTGTTTGTATGCAGGTCGTTATGTGTAAATGCAAACATTTTTTGGTAGATAACAAGCGTCATAATCACCTGGAATAACAACGACGTCCATTCCTCCTTTGTCAGTTCATCCCGCATCATAATGTTGTCGAGTGTGCTAACACACCTTTCGAGTAAAATCGCCTGGATTGGGAAGTCTTTGATTTTTACGATGATTTGTTCATCATCGCTGTAATCATCTCCGGAATATTCACCATCTTCATCGCTGTCGCTTTCGTCACCATGACTATCCTCGTCATCGTCATCGTCATCGTCATCGTCATCGTCCTCGCCCTCGTCATCGTCCTCGCCATCACGGTTGTTTTGATCTGCGCCATCTTTGTCATCATCATGAACGCGGACGGTATTATTCCCCTCGTCATCGTCTTCCATCGTTGTATAAGAAGAATTTGACTGAGATGTATCACTATCACTCATATCATCATCGTCGTTGTCATTATCTCTCGTATTCTTTTTAGGATGCAGTACTTTTGGTTCGAGAACATCATGTTCTTGATGTTCGCTTTGCATATCGAAATCAGCCATATTTACTTCAAGTACGTTGGGAGATACATCGCCGGGTGTCGGCGGTATTGTTGGTACGTCTGAAGCAACTTCTGCGGCATCACACTCCGAAACATGTTCAAGAATATCAATACGGTCCTTTTTACTGAAGTAGTTATCCGACAATAAATAATCGTCAGCATGATTCCCGCCATTCATTACCGGTTGCAGTTTATTTCGAAGTTTCTTTAATTTATTACCACTCATCGTTGATTCATCATCGCCAAACTGCGAATAATCGATTGTGAAAAGCTGGTTTTCGTATGTATTGAAAAAAGAACAATCAGCCAAATAATCAATATCATCAAAGACATTCGTCGAAAATTCGCGTTGTTTGCAAAGATAGCTTCCATAATAATCTACACCATGAACGACCCCGTGTGTATGAAGCGTGCGGCTTGTCAAATACGAGAAAAAGCCATCTACATAAGAAGAATTATTGGTATTCAACATCTTATCTTCACAGGTTTCTGCAGTTGAATTGTATTTAGGAAGCGTGCATGATTTTTTGCTCGACGACGACAACAACGACTCGTATTTCCCGGATAAATATCGGATCGGGTCCAATAGTGGAGAGTACTTCACAAACATCGGAACATTCGTTGTATTTCCAGCATCGTCGCCAATCACCGTTTCTAAATGGTTTAGCGAAGTATGACTGGAATTGCAGCGACCATCTTCATGGTTATGTTCTGTGTTATTATCGATAATTTGTGTAGGATGCTCGATGATATTCTGCAAATAATACCTTTGATTCAATTGAATCCCGTTGTAGTTGGCTTCGTTGATATCAAAAAATCTCGAATAAATGGGTATATAATTTTGAATATCATATAATAATGCAGAATCAATATTCTCTGGGGTATATTTATGTTTTCGGTAGTGAAGTTGAAATGCCGTTGTCATTATTTTCCTAAAACACAGTAATAATATGATTGTTCAATAGAAGTTTTATATTCATTTTAAACGGGCGGCGGGCATATTCAATTCAATTCAATTCAATTCAATTCAATTCATTTCGTGTAAAACATAGTAAAAAAATATACATAATTTGTATCATCGGGCGAATCTAAACATTAACCAATATGAATTTAGAACTCGCAAAATTCGAGATGAAAGCCATCAGTTTTCGCCCCGATGAAAATAAGGGTCCTGTCATCGTTCTCATTGGACGGCGTGACACTGGTAAAAGTTTCCTCGTTCAAGACCTTATGTTTCACCACCAGGATATTCCCATTGGAACCGTTATCTCCGGAACGGAAGCAGGCAACGGTTTTTTCGCTGCACATGTGCCGAAATTATTCATCCACGATGCGTATAATACTGCAATTATCGAGAATATTCTAAAGAGGCAGAAAGCAGTGTTAAAGCAAGTGAAAAAGGAAATGGATACGTATAAAAAGTCGTCGATCGATCCGCGAACGTTTGTCGTTTTAGATGACTGCTTATATGATAACAAATGGACGAAGGATGTGATGATGC